CCATAAGCTTCATAAGCTCCTACTGTTTCTGAATAATGTTTCCAAGCTAAATCAAAATTAACCACTAGTGATTTTAAATCTTCATACCAAATGTTAACGTTAGACCCATTACAAAAAAGATGTTTATCTTGTTTATATTTAAGATCTGATTTTTCAATTTGTAATCTAGTAAAAGTGTGTTGTAATCTGTCTTGATTATCAAATAATTCAATAGCATTTTTACATTCTTCATCACTGATATATCCATCGTATATACCTATAAAGTTATTTATATTTCCGGTTTTTTCCACTATAATCTCTCTTTCATATTTTAAATAAGTAATATATAACCATTTATATGCTACAAAAATTAAATTTCAAGCCTGGCTTTAATAAACAAGATACTGAATCTGGTGCTGAAGGTCAATGGACTGATGGAGATTTTGTAAGATTTAGATATGGATTACCTGAAAAAATAGGTGGTTGGTCTCAACTTACAGCAGCATCTAAAACATTACCTGGAGCTGCCAGAAAACAACACTCTTTCACTTCTTTTGCTGGAGAAAAATATGCGGCAATTGGAACATCTCAAGGTTTATTTTTATATTATGGTAATGATCTTTTTGACATTACGCCCTTAGATACTGCTATCACTGGATGTACTTTAACAACAGTTAATGGTTCAAATGTTTTAACTGTAGACAAAGGTTCACATGGTTTAAAAGTCGGAAGATATGTAACATTATCTGGAGTAACTGTTACAGGTGCATCAGATTACACAGCAGCAGAATTAGAAGTAGCTTATGAAATTTTAACAGTTCCAACGGTAGATAAATTTACAGTGCAAGCTGTGAGAAACGAAGGAGGAGCTGGTATGACTGCAGCAGGTGCAGCGACTGTTAACCCTTATGTTGAAGTCGGACCAACTACTCAAACAAGTGGTTATGGTTGGGGAACTTATATATGGGGAGATTCTACTTGGGGCACGGAAAGAACTATTAGTGATGTAACTCTAGATGCAGGAAACTGGAGTCTAGATAACTTTGGTGAAGTTTTAGTTGCTACAATATTTAATGGTAAAACTTTTACTTGGAATGCTGGAGCGTCAGGGGCTAGAAGCATAAGAGCTTCTCAAACTACAACTAATTTTGTAACCACTGCAAACCCAACAGCTACTAGAATCTCTATTGTATCAGATAGAGATAGACATTTATTTCACCTTGGAACTGAAACAACTATAGGTGATCCTTCAACACAAGACCCTATGTTTGTAAGATTTTCAAATCAAGAAGATTTAAATACATATGCTCCCACAGCTACTAATACTGCAGGGACTTTTAGATTAGATACTGGTAATGAAATTAGAGCAGCTATACAAGGTAAAGATTATATCTTTGTATCAACTGATCTTGCAGCTTATGTAATTCAATTCGTAGGTCCACCTTTTACTTTTTCTGTTAGACAAGTTGGTACTAACTGTGGATGTATTGGTCAGCATGCTATGTCTTATGCAAACGGTGCTGTGTGGTGGATGTCAGCAGAGGGTGGTTTTTTTGCTTATGATGGTACTGTTAAATCTTTGCCATCACTTGTAGAAGATTTTGTATTTAGTACAGATGGAGATAATTTGGGTGTTAATTTAAATTCAAGAGATGTTATCTATTCTTCACCTAATTCTTTATACACAGAAATAAATTGGTTTTATCCAAAAGATGGATCTGATCAAGTTGATAGATGTGTAACTTATAATTATTCGGAAAATGTTTGGACAACTTCATCTTTAGATAGAACTACATATCAAGATCAAGGAGTATTTAATGCTCCTTATGCAACTGATTATGAAGATACAGGAACACCTGTATTTCCAGATATATTAGGTATTACAAACAAATATGGAGCTAGTATTTACTATGCTCATGAAGTAGGAACTGATCAAGTCAATAGTTCTGGCACAACTGCTATCAATGCATTTATTAGATCTGGAGATTGGGACATTACCTCTAGACGAAGCGCCTTGGGTCAGGCAACAGGAATTGCTGATTATAGGGGTGATGGAGAATTCTTTATGTCAGTCAAAAGATTTATACCTGATTTTAAATATCAAACAGGTAATGCTCAAGTAACTTTATTTATAAGTAGTTATCCAGATGATGTAGCAGTTAGTTCACCACTTGGACCCTTTACAATAACCTCTACTACTGATAAGGTAGATACAAGAGCTAGAGGCAGATTAGTTTCTGTACAGATAGCCAACACTGCAGTAGGTGAGTCATGGAGATATGGCACACTTAGATTAGATGCACAACCAGATGGACGAAGATAATGGCAAACACTTTATTTGATTTAGCTCAAGCATATTTAAATCAAGGTATGCCTAACATCTCACCTATTTTTCAACCTAATCAACCAACGGTTGGACCTGCTCTTCCTGTAATACCAATTGATGGAGACAAAGACGGCAGCGGTGATATTATAATTCCAACTGGATTTACTGATACTGATAATCCCAATATGATAAGAACACAAAGAGATTATGTAAATCCTTTTCCATTTAATCGTGATGATAATTTAGGAACAACTGATTATGGATATATTGAGCAAAGACAACCAGGTATTACGGGCCTATTAAAAGGAGGTGCAGATTTTTTAAAAAATTCTCTTTTAGGAAGAGGAATAACAGGATTAAAAAATATGCTTCCTGTAAATAGAAGAGGTATTTTAGAAAATGAATTATTAGGTGCTGGAGTGCAGTTAGATGATATTGGAAGAGTTGTAGGTGATATTAATACACCTGAAGGTATTATGGCTGGATACAATGCAGCTAAAATAACTGACGCAACTTTTGATAAAAGACAAGATAGAATATCAAAAACATTAAAAGATAAATATGGATTAAGTGAGGAAGAAATAGAACAAGCTCTTGCGGGCACATATACAGGACCAGTTCAAACTGATTTATTAGGTAGATTAGTTACATTAAATCAAGCTAGAGATTTATTTAATAAAAGAAATAAAATAGCTGATACAATTACTGAAAGTAGAATAGAAAAAAGAAAAGAAAAAGAAAGACAAAAACAAATAGAAAAAATTAACAAACAAGGACAAAGAGATTATAATCCTAACATACATGGATCAACTAACTATGGAAGAGATGATAGAGGTCAACAATCTTATAGCGGTGATTCCATAGGAGCAGGAAATTTAGGATTTGGTGTAGGTGCAACAACTGGTGGCCCGGTAAGTAATAGAACTGGTAGAGGAAGAACTGATTATTAATGGCAAAACTAACTAATTATATACCTGAACCAAAAGAAGAGTATGACGTAGATAATCAAAGACAGATTATGGAATCTTTAAATACAATGAAACAACAACTTAATTTTTCTTTTCAACAAGATTTAAAAAACGAACAAGAAACATTTAATTACTTTTTATCGTGAGTATATTTTATAAGAATCAAGGTTTTAAACAAGCTGGTACAGGTAAAGCTACAGTGCTTACTTGTCCTACTGATGGACAGATTATAGTTAAAAGTGTTTATTGTGCAAACAATGATGCATCATCAGGTATTTTAGTTAACATGAATTTTGTTGACTCATCTGATTCGAGTACAGAATACGAATTTTTTAGAGATGAAGTAGCAGCTAAGACGCAAGTAAATGCTTCACCTCAAGGCTTGAATTTAGAAGCAGGTGATGCTATAACTGTGCAAGCAGCTACAGGCAGTAATAAAATACAAGGCCTGATAAGTTATGCGCTTATAAACAGAGAGAAT